GGACGTAGACGAGGGTGTTCTGCGCCAACGCGCCGCCGCTCGGCACGGTGATCGCGGTCGACGTGGCCGCGGTCGGCGCGAACACGGCCGGGCCGGTCGCCGAGAAGCGTCAGCGCAGGATGCCCTCGAGGAACACGTCGAGCGCCGACCAGGTCAGGTCGCCGTTGAACTTCGGCGTGGCCTTGACGTCGACGACGCTGCCGAACTGGCGCTGGTTGGTCGGCGAGATCGGCGACCGGCTCTTGCGGTCGAGTACGGCGCCGATGCCCTCGATCGCGTTCGGGCCGAGCGTGTACCAGGTCGGAGAGCCGGGCAGCACGCCGGCGCTGGACTCGACGGCGAAGGCCTGGGCGGTGCGGTTGGTGTGGCTGGTGCTGGACATGGAGCCCTCCTCAGAACGTCGCGGGGTAGGTGTGGGTCAACACGACGTTGACCTGGTAGAAGCCGCCGACGACGCCGATCCGGTTCGTCGCCGCGTCGGTGACGATCACGGCCTTGGCGCCCGGGGTGTCGGGGATGGCGCGCCCCTCGAGGACGGCGCGGAAGCGCGCGGCGCGCTCGAGCGCCGGCAGCGAGCTGTCGACCTCGCCGATCGGCTCGTAGACCTCGGCGATGAGCAGCGCGCGGCGGTCGACCGCACGCTCGCCCTGGCGCCCCAGGGTGCTGCCGCCGTTGGACAGGTCGCGGATCGTCACGACGACGTAGGCCGCGCCAGCGGGCGGTGTGCCGCGCTGGCCGGCGTAGAACACCGGCGTCTCGGTCCAGCCGTCGGTGATCGCCGCGGCGAGCGCGCGTAGAGCCTCGGCCTCGGTCACGGCTTCCTCGACGCGCTCAGCGCGCGATCGATCGCCTCGTCCGCGAACCCGACGTGCTTGCCGCGCGCGTTCACGGCAGCCGCGTACTCGGCGTTGTTGGTGACGAACGCCGAGCCGTCGCTGAGCTGGTAGTCGACGATGGCCTCGACGTTCGGAGGCGTGCCGATCGGCAGGGTGCCCTCGGCTGGGACCCCGGTCGAGAGCTGGAAGTTGGCGCGCAGGAAGCCGGTGTCGACCGGGGCGGCGGCGATCAGCTCGGCCTGGACGTTGATCGCCAGGGTGGCGAGCTCGTCGGCCACGGCAGCCTCGAGCTCGGCCAGCACGGCCTCGCGGCCGGCCACGTCACACCCCCGCGCGGGCGCGCCGCGGCCGCTCCGCCAGCGGCGGCGGCGGAGCCGGGGACGCGGGCGCCGGAACCGGCTCCGGTTCCGGAACTGGAGCGGCCGGCGCCTCGGCCACGCCGATCTTGTTCGCGACCCACAGGGTGCGACGCTGGTACTCGACGAGGCCCAGCTCGCGCCACGGGAACACCTCGCCCTCGCGGAAGTCGCGGCCGTTCCACTCGAACGGCGTCACCACCACGAAGTGCTCGGCGTCCCGGCTGTAGCGCCCGATGCTCACCGCGACCTCACTCCACGATGTTCGAGAGGAACGCGCCGGTGTTGGCCGAGACGATCTTGTACACGTCGTCGTGGATCATCTCGATGACCCAGCGGCGACGGTCGGCGTCCCAGCGGCGGAACATCCGCACGCCCTGGTCGTTGCCGGCGACACCGCGCCAGGTGAAGGTCGCGCCGGCGGTCGCCGTGAACTTGGTCGGGTTCGGATCGACGTAGCCGAGCCACGCCGACTTCGAGTTGAGGATGAACGAGTTGGACGCGGCCGCGCCCTCGTTCGCGCTGTTGTAAGTGCCGTCGGCGACCACCACCCGCTGCACCTTGAACAGCTTGGCGAGGTCGGCGAGGGTGGCCTCGGCCGGACCGCCGGGGGTCTGGCCGTTGTTCAGGCGGCCGACGATCTGCGCGTTGTTGATCAGGCGGTCGCGCACCACCGAGCCGAGCGCCAGGGTGTTGGGGCGCCGGTTGCCCTTGAGCTTGAGCTGCGTCGAGAGGTCGGCGGCGTCGTCGACCGGCGTCGCCGCAACGCGGTTCCAGAAGACGTAGTGCGTCGAGTCGGCGGTCGCCTGGCCCACCATGTCGATGCCCCACACGCCGGTCTTCCAGTAGGCCGCCCCGAAGCGGACCTCCTGCGAGATCAGCGCGCGCTCGGAGCAGACCATCGTCGCGGCGGACTCCACGTCGAGCGTCGGCGACGACTTGGCCGTGAACTCCTCGGGGAGGCCCTCGCCGTACGCGTACTGCTCGGTGGTGTACGACTTCGAGGTCATGCGCCAGTTGCCGGTCGGGATCACGTCGCCCGGGGCGCGCGGCTTGAAGGTGTCCCGGCGGACGTCGTCGAAGTCGATCTCGAAGTACTTGCCGGTCTCGTCGTCGGACGGGATGACGGGGAAGAGCTGGCGGGCGATGAAGCCGCCGCTCCCCTCGCTCGCCTGGCCGGTCGAGAAGGCGCCGACCGCGAAGCGGTCGAGGTAGCGGTTGCGGTCCAGATCGGACGGGGTGATCGGCATGATGGGCTCCGGTGATCAGCGAGGAGGTTGCGGACCGCCGGTCAGGCGATGCGGCCCTGGTAGATGTCGATCTCGACGATGTCGTTGGCGACGCCGCCGTAGAGCAGCTTCCCGCACACGCGGTAGCCGGTCGTGACGGCGATGGCGCGGCCGTCGGCGCCGGCGGCCACCTCCGCCCCCGCGGCCAGGGTGGCGCCGAGCTTGACCTTGGCGGTGCCGCCGCGGCTCAGCGGCCACACCGACCCGGTGAGGTTCGCCTTGCCGAACTCGAGGATGCCGTAGGCGTACTCGCCGGCGGTGTTGGTGACGTTCACCGTGTCGGCGGTGGTGCCGGTGGGCTCGACGAACAGGTAGCAGTTGCTCGCCGCCGATAGGTCGGTCGAGGTCTTGCGGGTCTCGGGGGTCGCGGTGACGTTGGCCATGGCGTGCTCCTGGGCTCGACGTGGTGGCGGTGACGGTTCAGTTGCGGCGGCCGACCGGGTAGGCGGCGGCGTAGAGCCGCTTGCCGTCCTCGGTCTTGGCGAACGCGATGGCGGCGGAGGCCGGGGTCAGGTTGTTCGCCTTGGCGAAGGCGTCGGTCGCCTTCTCGAGCGCGACCTGCGGGTCGTTGTCGTCGCCCTCGACCGGCTCGGCGCCCGAGCCCACGCGCTTGGTGACGACAGAGAGGCTCGCGTCGACCGCGGCCAGGTCGGCCAGGGCCTCGGTCTTCTCGGCGTCGGTGAGCGCCACGCCGTGGACCGCCTTGGCCAGCAGCGCCGCGCCCTTGACGTGGGGGATGGCCGCGGCCGACTTGGCGATCGCCGCGCTGGCGGTCTCGCCGCGCGCCTTCGCCAGCTCGGCGTGGGTCGCGTCGGCGTCCTTGGCCAGCTCGACCAGCGCCTCCTCGCCCTTGAAGAACACGCGGCCGGTGCGCTCGCTCTTGTGGATCGGCGCGGCGACCGTGGCGCGCTCGGCCTCCGAGCGGCTCAGGAAGGCCTCGAGCGCGGCGCCCTCGAGGCGCTTCGCGAACGCGAGCTGCTCGGGCGGCAGCGCGATGGCGGTGGCGAGCATGCCGCGCGCCTTGGTGACGTCGGCCTGCGCGGCCAGGAGGGACTTGTTGAGGTCGTCGGCCATGGTGGCTTCTCCGGTGGTGACGGTGTGCGTGTGACCGGCGGCCTCGCCGATCGAGATGGAGCCGTCGGCGAGACGGACCCAGGGGTGCGAGTGGCCATACTCGGAGCCCGGCGCGACCTCGTAGGAGGTCCCGCCGTCGGCTTCCTCGACGTCCCAGATCAGGTGCTGGTGGCCCGCGGTCGGGTCGGTGAGCGCCGGGGCCCGCTTGGCGATCGGCTTCTTCGTCGATCCGCACTCGGGGCAGGCCGTCGCATCGGCCTTCATCGCCGCCCCGCAGTCGGCGCACTTCATGCCGGCCTTGGCCACCGGGGCGGCGGGCGACGTCGACTCGGCCCGCTTGGCGATCGCGATCGAGGTGCCGACACCGTGCGCGGCGGCGCGCACGAGATCGATCTTGTCGATGCGGAGCTTGCGCAGCGTCCGCCGGTGCTCCGCCTTGGTCACGTCGGCGACGTCGGCGCTCTTGGCCACCGTCGCCTTGACCAGCTCGGCCATGGCCTCGCCCTCGATGGACATCTGCCACGGCTCGCCGGCCTCGATGGAAGCGTCGATCGACTTGGCCACCTCGGCCGTCGGCGTGAACCCGACGATCAGGCCGGCGTGCGGGCTGGTCAGCTCGAGCGCCGCCTGGATGTCCTCGGCCATCGGCATCACCAGCGGTACCGACCCGGTGATGGTGCCGTCGTGCTCGTGGCCCAGCTTGGCGCTCTTGGCCAGCGACAGCGCGCCGGCCACCAGCTCCTCGTCGGGGATCTTGTCGCCGTGCGCGTCGACGAACGCCTTCCCGTCGCGCTTCGAGAACGCTCCCCAGGCGAAGTACACGCCCAGCTTGCCCTTGGCGATGCGGGCGGGTGCGCTCTTGGCGATCGCGACGGTGGTCACGCGGCCACCCTGCGTCAGCGCCCCTCCGCCGCCCAATCTTGGGCGCGGTGACGATCGCGCGTTACCGATAGAGCCGATGGCGGACTTCCTGTCCACGGCCGAGGTCGCCGAGCTGATCGGCGTCGGCGTCGACACGCTCGAGAAGTGGCGCGCCGCCGGCGACGGCCCCCCCTGGTACCGGTTCGGGCGATCCGCCGTGGGCCGGAAGGGGCGCGCGCGGACGCGCACGCTGCCGCGCTACCGGCGCGAGGACGTCGAGCGGTGGATTGAGAGCAAGCGGGTCGAACCCGCGAGGAGCAAGGCGTGATGGGCTCTGCATTCCCCGGCCTCCTGGGCCGCCGCGTGCGGCTCAAGGGCATCGCCGGCGCTGCCTGGCCTGGGCGCGTCGTCGGATGGGACGACGGCTATCTGGTGGTCGAGGCCGCCAACGGGCAGCTCGAGCAGTACGGTTTCTGCACGCTGGACGTCGAACCCGCGGCGACGATCGAGCGACCCGCGCCCACCGGCTAGGCCGCGGCGGCGGCGTCCGCGCGGTCGCGGTTCACGGCC